TTTTTGCTGCTGCTGCTGCTGCTGCTGACATTCTCATTCACAGGCAAATCATCTGGTGCAAGCCATCCCTTGTGTTCGGACGAGGCGATTACCACTGGCAGCATGAGTTGTGTTTCTATGGGTGGCGCAAGGGATTTCGGCCAGACTTCTACGGCGAAAGGAACCAGACAACGCTGTGGCACGTCGGAAGGGAAACAAGCAAGGAACACCCAACCGCAAAGCCTGTCGCGTTATGGGAGCCTCCGTTTCGCAATCACACCCGCAAGGGCGATGTCGTCTATGAACCCTTCAGCGGCAGCGGATCGCAACTCATCGCCGCCGAGCAACTGGGCCGCAAGTGCTACGGCATGGAGATCAGCCCGGCCTACTGCGACGTGATCGTGAAGCGGTGGGAGACGCTGACCGGCAAGAAGGCGACGCGTGGCTGAGAATCCCGCCGACAAGCTGAAGCGCTTGCAGGAGGGAGTGCAGCGCGCCGCGCAACTGGCGAAGCAGGGCAAGCGCGTCCTCGGCGGTGGCGGTGGCCGCACCTACGAACAGCACAAGGCAGGTGCCGCCAAGCGCGCCGCCGAGATGTCGACGGCGGGCCGGGACATCGGCGAGATGCCGGCAGTCGGGAACTGGTCGAGGCGAACGAAGGCGACGAAGGCGCTGCGGAAGTTCTGTGACACCTACGGCGCGAAGGCGTTCGACAGAAAGTGGTCCGACGACCACCTGCGGGTTCTCGATCGGTTGCAGACCGCGGTGACCGACGGCGGCCAGTTCGCGCTGGCGATGCCGCGCGGCAGCGGCAAAACCACGATGGTCGCCTGGGCCACGATCTGGGCGCTCCTTACCGGCCGGCGTCGGATGGTGGTGATCGTCGGCGCGGACGCGAAGGCCGCCGGCGACATGCTTGGCGTTATCACCGACGAGTTGGAACACAACGACAAGCTGCTCGAGGACTGGCCGGAGGCGTGCTACCCGATGCGGCGCCTCGAGGGAATCCACCAGCGGGCCGGCGGTCAACTGTGCCTCGGCCAGCGGACGCAGATCGGTCTGACGGCCGACGAGTTGGTGTTGCCGACGGTGCCGCGTGACGCGGTCGCGAAGCCGGCGCAGATGAAGTCCGGCGGCAGCGTCGTCAAGTGCGTCGGGATCACCGGACGCATCCGCGGGATGCAGGCGCGTCTCGGCGACGGTTCGATCGTGCGCCCGTCGCTGGTACTGATCGACGATCCGCAGACGGACGAGTCCGCGAAGTCACCGAGTCAGTGCGACTACCGCGAGCGCATCATCACCGTCACGATCCTCGGCATGGCGGGACCGGGCGAGAAGATGGCGGCGCTCGCGACCGTCACGGTGATCCGTCCCGACGACCTGGCCGATCGCCTGCTGACGCCGGAGAAGCATCCTGACTGGACGAGCGAGAGGACGAAGCTGGTCTACGACTGGGGTACCGGCGAGGCGCTGTGGAGGGAGTACGGCGAGATCCGCCGTGATCCCGAACGCGGCGCGGCCGCCGCGGACGCGTTCTACCTCGAGAACCGGAAGGCGATGGACGACGGCGTCCGCGTCGGGTGGCCGTCGCGTTTCGTGCCGGGTGAGGCGTCCGCAATCCAGCACGCGTGGAACCTCCGCATCGACCGGGGCGAGGCGGCGTTCGCGGCGGAGTTCATGAACGAACCCGAACCCGAGTCGCGAACGGGTGCGGTGTCGATCGACCCGGACGAAGTCCTCGAGCGTGGTGTGCGGGTGCCACGGGGAACGGTGCCAAGCGAGGCGACGGTGCTGACCGCCGGCGTCGACGTGCAGGGTGCATGCCTCTACTGGTGCGTGGTCGCGTGGACGGACGACGCTCGTGGCTGGGTCGTCGACTACGGCACGACGCCGGATCAACCCAGCGGCCGCCTCGGCCTCGGCGAAGTCTCGAGGACGCTGGAGGATCTGGCACCGGGTGCCAACGACGAGGCGCGGGTGACGGCCGGCATCGAGGCGACGTTCGCGAGGCTTTGCAACGCCGACTGGCCGATGGAGGGCGGCGCCTCGGTGCGGGTGGATCGCCTGCTGATCGACGCGGGTTGGATGACCGAGGCGGTGCGGAGTGCCTGCAAGCGGTCGCGGGCGCCGGTCATGCCGGCGAAGGGACGCACGATCGGCGCAAAGTCGTCGTCCGGCCTGAACGAACGCAAGCGGCAGCCGGGCGATCGCGTCGGCCTGCACTGGCGAAGCGGCAACCCGCTGCGGTTCGGGACGACGGTGCGGGAGGTGCTGATCGACGTGAACTACTGGAAGACGTGGCTGTCGGCGCGGTTCAAGGCGTCGGTCGGGTCGCCGGGTTCGATCGTGCTGTGTGGCGACTCGCCGGCCGATCTCCGCCGTCACGAGCAGTTCGGTTCGCAGCTCGCGGCCGAGGAGGCGGTGACGGTCGAGGCACGCGGCCGGCGGGTCGAGGAGTGGGTGCTGCGTCGTCCGGGCCTCGACAACCACCTTCTCGACTGCATGGTGCTGGCGTCCGTGGCCGCGAACATGCAAGGCGTCACGATCGGCGAGGTCGCCGCGTCGCAGGCGTCGCGGGTGACGCGGCGGCTGAGCTTGTCCGAGATCCAGGCGAGGAGGCGGGGCGCGTGACGTCCCGCGACGAGGCGCCGCGGGTGATGGCGTGCAGTCGGTGCTGGTGTCGCGATCTACGCGTGATCTGGACCTACCGCGCCGTGGACGGGTCGATCCGCCGGCGTCGCCGGTGCCGGCACTGCGGCCTCGAGGCGACGACCGTCGAGCGGACATTGGCGGACATCGGCGACCCTCGAAAAAAGTCGGGATTCCCTCCGCCGGCGGGTTGACCTCCTAGGTTTATCCGCTATCCTTCAGGTGTCAGGCATGGGGCCTGACAGAAACGGAGACCAGACCATGAACAACAGCAAGACCAAGGCACGGAAGAACAACGGCCGCGACGCGAAGCTTCTGGAGATCGCCATGCGGGAGCTTGGCCTCGAGACGCTGGAGACTCGGCGGAGCGACGGCCTTGACTTCTCTGACCAGGCTGTGTGGTCCCTCAAGGCCGCGCTTGAGGCCGCGTACGAAGCAGGGCAGAAGGCGTGAACGGAGACCAGATCATGACCACCACCGCCACCATCGTCGACGTGCGGCACCGCTTCCGGGCAGCACACTCCGACTTTTGGCAATACTCCCGAGGCGTCCTCGCGACCAACGACGCCGAGGACATTGCGCGAGCTAAGGCCATCCTCGCCGAGCCGTACGGCGACGACATCATCCACGACTACGAGATCATCCCGACCGCACTCAAGAGCATCTGAGCGGCATGGGGCCGCTTCATCAAGGAGACCAGACATGAGCAACGACAGCAGATTCGACCAGGCCACCATCACCATCCGACGCGACTTCGTGGAGGCTTGCGACGGCCTTGATACCGGGTTCACCGCTCAAGCGTGCCGCGACATGGCGGCCGCCTGCCAGCGGTGTCCGACGCCGGCCATGAAACTAACCCTGATGGCGATGAGCATAATGCACGCGAACACGCTCGCAGTGCAAGACGAGATGGCGAAGACGCTCGAGGCTGGCATCACCAGAGACTGACTGTGCCGGTCGAACACCATACGGACTGACTTAGGAGACTACCGATGGAATGGATTCTTGTTGGCGAGTGGGAGCTTGAGGATGGATCCCAAGCCAAGATCTGGTTTCGGGAAGGCAAGCGAACGGAAGACCCGCACGATGCACGCATCACCGTCGCCTCGTTCGATCCGGTGAACGGCAAGCCACGTCTCGCAACTGGCACATTGAAGGTGTCGCTGTTCGCCTACCCGTGAGCTGCGAGGCGCCCGACGCTAGCACCTAAACCCGACACTTGGATTGAGGTTACGAATCCGCCACACTTGTCGACAAGTGCGGCGGATTCGGACCACGCAACTTCAAAAGTTTTGAACCTTCGCGCACCCACCCTGCACGGTTTCTGACAGTCCACCGCGCCCCATTTTGTGCCGCCCGACGCTTCCTCTGGTCTCGCGTCGGGCGGTTTTTTCGTGGGATTGTCCGCATGTGAAGGATCCGCACCGCCGGAGGCGATTCCGGCGGTTTTAGGTCGCTGCGAGACGGCGTACCTAGTGGATGATCCTCCACCGTGACACTCGATCCGGCCGCACGACTTCGCCTGGTGCTTCGGCTGACGCCGGAGCGTTGGCGATCGGATGCGGAACAGGAGGCGGCACTCGCACGCCTCGAGGGGCGCGACCCGGCCGCGGCCGTCGATCGCTTCCGAAAACGCATGCTGGCCTTCGAACGCCGGGAGATCCCGGCCAGCGACTGGCTCGCCGCGATGCGGCACAGGGATGTATGGCGTGAGCGAGGGCCAGACCACCGAGCAGATCCTCGAGACGGCGCTCGAACAGGCCGCGACGACGCCTGAGACGGCCTCGAACGAGACCGGATCCGTCTCGTCGCGGTCGATCGGCGACCTCATCGCACTCGACCGCTACCTGTCCGCGAAGGCCGCCGCGAAGCGCCGCGACCGCGGCCTGCGGATTCAGCGGTTCGAGCCGCCGGGGACGATCTGATGGGCCTTCTCTCCGCGCTGGGGCTGAGTCGTAAGCGAACAGGCGAGGCGAAGCCGCGGCTGGTCCGCGCCCGCTACGACGCAGCCCTCGGCGCGGGTGGCGAACGGCACTGGGCGAACGCGGACGCGCTCTCGGCCGATGCCGCGATGGATCCGCGGGTCCGGGAGACGCTGCGGAACCGCAGCCGCTACGAGGTCGCGAACAACTCGTACGCCGCCGGCATCGTCCGCACCCTCGCCGACGACACCGTCGGCACCGGGCCGCGACTCCAGATCCAGGCCGGCGACCGCGACGCCTCGGCCATCGTCGAGAACGCGTGGCACCGCTGGTCGTCGTTCGTCGACCTGCCGGGCAAGCTGCGAACGATGCGGATGTCGCGTGCGAGGGACGGCGAGGTGTTCGCCGTGCTGACCAGCAACCCGCGAGTCGGCCAGGCGACCGGCGTGTCCCTCGACGTGCAGTTGATCGAGGCCGACCAGGTCTACGCGCCGTTCGGCGGCGACATCCAGCCGTCCGACGACCAACAGAACATCGACGGCGTGGTGATCGACCGGGACGGCAACCCGATCGCGTACACCATCGCCGAGGTGCATCCTGGCGCCCGCGACGGACTGCGTTCCGGCCTCGGCCGGTTCCGGCGGCTGTCTCGCGACGTGGTGCTGCACTACTTCCGCGGCGAGCGCCCCGGCCAGCACCGCGGCGTTCCCGAACTGACGCCGGCCTTGCCGTTGTTCGCGCAACTGCGGCGGTACACGCTGGCGGTCCTGGGTGCCGCCGAGACCGCGGCGTCGTTCGCGGGAATCCTCTACACCGATGCACCTGCCGGCGGCGAGGCGGAGGCGATCGAGCCTCTGGATCCGATCAACCTCGAGCGGCAGGCGCTGCTGACGATGCCGGGCGGGTGGCGGATGGAACAACTCCGCGCCGAGCAGCCGTCGACCGGCTACGGCGACTTCAAGCACGAGATCCTCAACGAGATCGCGCGGTGCCTGTCGATGCCGTTCAACGTCGCGGCGGGCAACAGCAGCGGATACAACTACGCGTCCGGCCGCCTCGATCACCAGACGTACCACAAGGCGATCGGCGTCGAGCGCGACGTGCTGGGGCGCACGATCCTCGATCCGATCCTCGCGGCGTGGCGAAGCGAGGCCGTCCTTCTCGAAGACGTGATCCCGCCGCGACTGCGGTCGACGCCGTGGGGACACTCGTGGATGTGGCCGGGCCACCCGCATGTCGATCCCAACAAAGAGGCGACGGCGGCTTCGATCCGTCTCGAGGCCGGCTTGACGACGCTGGCTGACGAGTACGCGTCGCAAGGCAAGGACTGGGAACAGCAGCTTCGACAGCGCGCGAGGGAGATGGAACTCGCAGCGGAACTCGGCCTCGAGATGCTTGGCGCGGCGGTTGCTGACGCCGAGGACGACGAGGACGACGAGGACGACATCGCATGAGCAAGCGACTCAAGGGACGCAAGCTGGCGTCTTTCACCAGCGATCGCATCGACTGGCTGGAGGCGAACGAGGACGACTCGCACGCACCTACCGCGTCGATGCGTGAGGAGGCCGAACGCGGTCTGGAGTGGCGCCGCGAGTACGGCCGCGGCGGCACCGAGGTCGGAGTCGCCCGGGCGCGGGACATCGCGAACGGCCGCAACCTCTCGACCGACACCGTGAAGCGGATGGCGTCCTACTTCGCACGCCACGAGGCCGACAAGGCCGGCGAGGGCTGGAACCGCGACGAGGACGGGTATCCCTCGGCCGGTCGCATCGCGTGGGCGCTCTGGGGTGGCGATGCAGGCCGCACCTGGGCGCAGGCGATCGTCGACCGCCTCGACGCCTCGAAGGCCGGCACCATCAACGCCGCCGAAGGCGAGGACTACGAGGACAAGGCGAGCGGACTGCCGACGTTTCAGATGATCGCCTACACCGGCGGCGCGATGACCGTCCGCGGTTGGGACGCGCCGGTCGTCGTCGATCTCGCCGGCCTCAGTTGGACCGCCAAGTCTCGGCCGATCCTGAAGGATCACCAACCGTCGCTGGTCATCGGCCACACGACCGCGATCCGGCAGGTCGACGGCGAGCTGATCGTCGAGGGCGTCGTCTCGGCGACCAGCCGCGTCGCGAACGACGTGGTGTCGGCGGGCCGCAACGGGTTCCCGTGGCAGGCGTCGATCGGCGCCGATGCCGGCGGCATCGAGTTCGTCGCCGAGGGTGAGACCGCGACCGCTAACGGTCGCGAGTTCGAAGGTCCGGTTTACGTGTCTCGCCGAGCCAGTCTCGGCGAGGTTTCTTTCGTGGCACTCGGCGCGGATGACGCGACCGAGGCCAAGGTCGCGGCAACCGCCGCAGAACAGGAGTCCGCAATGGACAAGAAGACCACCGAGCCCCAGGGCGACGTGGCGGCCACCGCCGCTCCGGCGGAGACGGTGGTCGACACCGGCGACGTCGTCGCCAAGATCCGTGCCGAGGCTGCCGCCGAGGCTGACCGCATCGCCGCGATTCGCAAGGTCGCCGCGAGCAACGATGGCATCGCCGCCAAGGCGATCTCCGAGGGTTGGGACGCGACTCGCGCCGAACTCGAAGTGCTGCGTGCCGAGCGTGCCGAGGCGCCTGCCGCCATCGTCAAGAACTCGCCGCGTGTCGACGACGCCGTCCTCGAGGCCGCCGCCTGCAAGGCCGCGAACCTCGGGAACATCGACAAGCACTTCGACGCGGAGACCCTCGAGGCCGCGGACTCGTACCGCAACCTCGGCCTTCAAGAGATGATGCTCATCGCGGCTCGCCGCAACGGCTTCGACGGTCGTTCGGTCAAGGCCGACACCCGCGCCGTCCTTCAGGCCGGCTTCGCGACGATGTCCCTGCCGGGCATCTTCTCGAACATCGCCAACAAGTTCCTCCTCGCCGGGTTCAATGCCGTCGATCAGGCGTGGCGCCAGATCAGCAGCACCCGCGCCGTGTCGGACTTCAAGACCGTCACCAGCTACCGGCTGAACGGCGGCTTCGAGTTCGAGGAAGTCGGTCCTGCCGGCGAGATCAAGGCTGGCGGCGTCAGCGAAGAGTCGTTCACCAACGCGGCCAAGACCTACGCGAAGATGTTCTCCGTCACGCGTCAGGACATCATCAACGACGACCTCGGCGCGCTGTCCGCGATCCCGCAGCGGATCGGCCGCGGTGCGGCGCTCGCGATGAACAAGGCGTTCTGGACCGAGTTCCTGGCGAACGGTTCGTTCTTCACCGCCGGCAACAACAACCTCGAGACGTCGAACGCGTTCGGGATCGACGGCCTCACCGCCGCCGAGAAGGCGTTCCTGGATCAGGTCGACGCCGACGGCTACCCGCTGGCGATGATGCCGTCCGTGCTGCTGGTCCCGACCGGCCTGTACGCGAAGGCCAATCAGGTCATGGCCTCCACCGAGGTCCGCGACACCAGCACCTCGACGAAGTACCCGGTCGCGAATCCGCACGCCGGCAAGTTCTCCGTCGTGACGTCGCCGTACCTGTCGAACGCCGCGATCTCCGGCAACTCCGCGACCTCGTGGTACCTGCTGGCGAATCCGGCGGAACTCTCCACGATCGAGGTTGCGTTCCTCAACGGCGTCGAGACTCCGACCGTCGAGCAAGCGGACGCCGACTTCAACACCCTCGGCGTCTCGATGCGTGGCTACTTCGACTTCGGTGTCGCGAAGCAGGAGCCGCGTGCCGGCGTCAAGAACACCGCCTGACCCGTTACCGACTGACATCGCCGGGCGGGGCTTCGCGCCCCGTCCGGCACGACCGAAAGGATTCTTCGAATGGCTACTTACGTTCACGGCGGGATGGCGATCGACCACACTCCCGCCTCCGCTGTCACCGCTGGCGACGTCATCGAGATCGGTGCGCTCGTCGGCGTCGCGCCTCGCGACATCGCCGCCAACGAGAAGGGCGCCGTCCAGATGGAAGGCGTCTTCGACATGCCGACCGAGTCGGCGACCGTGTTCGCGGCCGGCGCGGCGGTCTACTGGAACGACGCGACCGGGTTCTGCGTCACCAGCACCGGCGAGACTCTCTGCGGTCACGCCATCGCCGCCAGCGGCGACGGCGACACCGTGGTCCGGGTGAAGCTCGGCCGCTGATGGTGAACGTCCTCGCCAACGGTGCAGCGTTCCTGGCGTCGCAGCAGAAGGCAGCGCTCGCCACGGACATCGGATGGAGTCGCGGTTCGCAGACCGCGACCCTGTCCGCGCGCGTCGGCAGGACGGTCTGGGATGTGGAGACCGGCGACGGCCGGGTCGAACGGGTGGAGTCTCGCGACTTCCTCCTCGACCCGGCCGATCTGCCGGTCAAGCCGGCGGAGGGCGACACGATCACCGAACCCGGCGCGTATGGCGGCAAGGCCACCTACCGCGTGATGGCGCCGTCCGGCACGCCGCCGGTCCACTGGGCCGACGCATACCGGACGACGCTTCGCGTCCACACGAAGCTTGTGGAGCGTGCGTACTGATGGCGCAGGTCGTCACCGCCGCCGAACCTCGTCTTGGCTACCGGCTGCTGTCGGTGGCGGAGATCGCCGACGCCGTCGTGCAGTTGCTGCACGGTGCCAGCCTGTCGCGGCAGTTTGTCGCGAAGCGGGAGTGGCTGCCGCGATTCGACCTCGCCGATCTCGGCACCGAGACCAAGGTGATCGTCACCAGCGGCGACGGCTACACGACGGCGCGCCTCGGCCGCG